AAAGCAGGCATTCGGCCCTATCTCGTGCACATCACGCCCAAGCAGGTGTTGGGTGGGAAAAGCGCCAAGACTGGCGCTGGCGCAGAAGTGCTCACGATGCTTCGCCTGATGGAATGCGTCGAGGTTGATGACGGCGAGTTCGGTACGAAGAAGATCGACCAGGTGCGCGTGATCGAACTGGGCCGCTGGTCGACGTACCGACAGAACGAAAAGAAGGAGTGGGTCCTACACGAAGGGGGCGCGATGTCCCTTCAATACGTGCCCTTGGTGACGTACTACACGAAGCGCACTGGCTTCATGACTGCGGTTCCGCCGCTGACGGATCTGGCGGACCTGAACATCAAGCACTGGAATTCGCAGAGCGATCAGGACTCCATCCTGCACACGGCACGCGTGCCGATTCTGGCGATTACTGGCGTCAACGATGGTGACGAAGTGTCGATCGGCGCGAAGTCGGCAATGATGCTGCCGACCGGCGCCGATGCGAAATATGTCGAGCATACCGGCGCTGCGATCGAAGCCGGCCGGCTATCCCTTCAAGACCTCGAGAACCAGATGCGCGCGATGGGCGCTGAGCTGCTGGCGGAAACTCAGGTCTCCACGACCGCTACGCAAAACGCCATCGAGGACAGCGAGCAGAAGTGCCAGCTGTCGATGATGGTCGAAGGCCTGGAAGATGCACTCGACCAGTCGCTGATGATCATGCACGACTGGATGAAGCTGGAGTACAAGGGCAGCATTGACATCTTCGACGACTTCTCGTCCGATGCGATCCTACAGACTGCCGGCCCATTCGTGACCGCCCTGGTGCAGCTTGTGAACGCGCGCATTTTGTCGAAAGAGGATGCGTTCGATGAAACGAAACGGTATGGAATTGTGTCGCCAGACAAGGCCTGGGCAGACGTTCGCAGTCGCATTGACCTTGAGCCGCCTGATTTCAGTGTGCCGATGCCGGCTGTCGCATGAGCGCCTTCGAACAGTTCCTAATGGAGCTGCTGCTGGCCCAGCATGTCGATATGCTCCGCGCCGAGGCCGAGGTCAAAGCACGCGTGATGGCTACGCTGGTGCTGATGCAGCGCGACATCGTCAGCCTGCTGGCGAACGCTCCAGAGCTGTCGATGCTCGGCAAGGCGGGAAAGAACGCGTTGCTGCGCGAGTCGAACGACCTGATTACGAGCTACTACGGCAAGGCGCAGGCGGAGCTTGACCTGGCAGCCGTTGCGGAAGTCGAAGCGCTCGGCGCGCGATCGGCGCTGGCGAAGGCGATCGACATGACGCCTGGCGCCGAACTGCCGGCCAGCGCCGAACTGCGGGCGGCAATCACGGAAGCGCGTGCCGCGGCGAGTGCCGAAGCGGTAACGGCATCTATCGAAATCAGGCTAGGCGTCGCGCTGCCGACCGAGAACTACCTGCGCACGCTCGCCAGCGATGCGCTGATCCAGGGCTCCCCAGCCAAGAACTGGTGGCTCAGGCAGGCGCAGGACACGCAATTCAAGCTTGCGAACGAGATCCGCATCGGCGCGGCGCAGGGCGAGACGAACGCGCAGATCATCAAGCGGATCGTCGGGCAGGAAGTGACGGCCAAGGCGGTGCCGGACTTTGTGGGGCCACCTGGCGTCATGCCGCTGGCACGGAAGAACGCCGCGGCGGTCGTGCAGACCAGCGTCGCCACCGTGGCAGCAGCAGCCAGGCGCAAGACCTTCGAGCTGAATCGCGATATCACGAACGGCATCATGCAGGTTTCGACGCTCGACGGACACACGAGCCTGACCTGCATCGCCTACAGCGGTGCGCAGTGGGATCATGACTACGAGCCAATCAACGGCAACGACCTGCCATACAACGGCGGCGTACCAAGGCACTTCAACTGCCGATCGAGCGAGATCGCGCTGATGAAGACCCTGCGCGAAATGGGCATCGACATGGACGAGCCGGATCCTGGTATGCGCGCTTCGTCAAGCGGCCCGATCTCGGCCAAGACTACGTTTGCTGACTACCTGAAGATGAAGGGCGAGGACTACCAGAATGAAGTGCTCGGCAAGGGGCGCGCGGAGCTGTTCAGGCAGGGCAAGCTGTCGCCGCGCGATCTTGTCGACATGTCGGGTCGGCAGTTGAAGTTGAGCGATCTGAAGGCCAAGTACGCGCAGTAGTGCTACAGTTATGCTTTGCTATGGAGGCGTGATGAGGCTGCGCGAAGAAGAGTGGGTTGAGATCGATAGGCTAATCGCCCGGTGGCACTGCATAGCTCCTCCGGCTGCGTATTTCAGGGGTAGCCAACTGGAGCGGTCTGAATATAACCGCTCACGTGATGAAGAGTATGCGGCACTAATCGAGAGGATGCGCGCGGTAGCGCCGAACGACCTATCGGTAGCGGACTACGACCGGCATCAATTGGTCCGGCGCACAGCGTGACCTTCGATCCGAAATCCCTGCTGACTGGCCCGCCGCTCACCGTCGATGACCTCGCGGCCAAGCTGGCGCGCATCAAGGCGCTGGGTATGGGTGGGGCGCAGATCAAGCTGGTCGATGGGCGAGCCGTGACGGACGTCGAGCTGGTGGCGCAGGGTGGTGTGCCGGCGCATTTTGTGGTGAAGGGGAAGGGGTGATGATTGACTGCAAGAGAATTCTTGCTACATTGCTTGGCAACCGCGCTAAGGATGCTGCTCCGCGATCAGTGATCAGCATTGAATCTGAGGCGGCGATATCTCGTTACACATTAGCATCGGAGCGCCTGACAGAGGAAGTGGAACGCCTAAAGGCTACATTTACCCCTTCCGAGAAATCAGCATACGAGTCACTGAGCGAAAAGCTGAAGCACTTCTCAGCGCTACCTAAGTAATAGAAGTAAAAGACAGTTTCCAACGAAGGCCACCTGGGCAACCTGGTGGCCTTTTTCTTTGCCCGAATGCCGGATGGACTAGGGCGCAACGAGCAGGAATGCTCAGCATATGGCCGGATGGCCGGGAAGATGAACCATGCCTTTTAAAGTTGACGCAAACGGCGCGATCGTGATCGATGCCGACAAGAAGATGCCGATCTTCGTCTATGCCGATGGTCGCGAAGCGCCTTTCGATGCGGATAACACCATCGCCACGATCTCGCGCCTCAATGGCGAGAGCAAGTCCCATCGCGAGGCCAAGGAAGCCGCCGAGTCCAAGCTGAAAGGCTTCGAGGGCATCGAGGACGGCGAAGCAGCCCGCAAGGCGCTGGAACTGGCCAAGAACATCAAGGATGGCGACCTGATCACTGCCGGCAAGGTCCAGGAGATCAAGGAGGCCGCTGCCAAATCCGCTCAGGAAGCCGTCGCTGCCGCCACCCGCGCAGCCGCCGAGAAGGAAAAGGCGCTGACCGAGCAAAACGCCAAGCTGACCGGAGACCTGAATAACCATATCATCGGCGGCTCGTTCGCCAGTTCGAAATTCATCGCCGACAAGCTCGCGATCCCGGCTGACATGGCGCAGAAGTTCTTCGGTGACCGCTTCAAGGTGGAATCCGGCAAGCTCGTCCCGCTCGACCAGGCTGGCAACCCGATCTTTTCGGCTACCAACCACGGCAACCATGCGGACTTCGAGGAAGCGCTGCAGGTCATGGTGAATCAGTACCCGCATAAGGATTCCATCCTCAAGGGCTCGGGCGCATCGGGCGGCGGCGCATCGGGTGGTGGCGGGGGCGGCGGGGGCGCCAAAACCATGCCGCGAACCCAGTTCAACGCCCTCGACGCGCAGGCTCGTATGACTGCTATCAAGGGCGGAACGACCGTCACCGACTGATCCAGACGATTCACCCACCACAAGGCCCGCTGATGCGGGCTTTTTAGTTTTCGCAGCAACGCAGCACCGATAGCCAATGACCCGGATGGGAGTTGGCGCGCTTTGGGCTGGATGGCCCGACCAAATCCCATTTAACACTCCCTGAAAGGCAATACCAATGGCATCGTCCAACACCCTTACCGGCCTGATCCCGACCATCTATCAGGCGATCGACACCGTCTCGCGCGAAGCCGTCGGCTTCATCCCGGCTGTCGCCAAGAACTCGAGCGGCGAGCAAGCTGCGCTGAACGAGACCATCACCATCCCGGTCACCCGCCAAGGCGGCCTGATCGACATCGTGCCTGGCGCCACCGCGCAGGCCAACGGCGGTCAGCAGGTCGATCCGACCAGCATGACCATCTCGAAGTCGAAGGCTTACGAGGTTCTGTGGAACGGCGAAGAGCAGAAGGGCATGAACAACGCCGGCACCTACAACGGCGTGCTGCTGAACCAGTTCGCGCAAGGCTTCCGTACCCTCGCCAATGCCGTCGAGACCGACCTGGCGGCCACTGCCATGGTTGCCTCGCGCGCCTACGGCACCGCTGGCACCACGCCGTTCGGCGTTGCTGCAGACCTGTCTGACTTCGCGCAGCCACGCAAGATCCTGATCGACAACGGCGCCCCGCAGACCAATCTGCGCATGGTCATGAACACCGCTGCTGCCGCCAACCTGCGCGGCAAGCAATCGGGCCTGTTCAAGGTCAACGAGGCGGGCTCCGATCTGCTGCTGCGCACCGGATCGATCGCGCTGCCGGTGGACGGCTTCCAGTTGCACGAGTCGGGTCAGATCCAGAGCCACGTGAAGGGCACCGGTTCGGGCTACACCACCGACACTGCTGGCTATGCGGTCGGTACCAAGCAGATCAACCTGATCACCGGCACCGGCACCGTGACCGCCGGCGATGTGGTCACCTTCGCAGGCGACCCGAACAAGTACGTCGTGGCTGCGGGCGTCGTCGCTCCGGGCGCAATCACGTTGGCCGAGCCGGGCCTGATGCAGGCCGTCCCCGCCGCCGCAACTGCTGTGACCGTTGGCGCAAGCTACACCGCGAACGTTGCTTTCGACCGTGACGCAATCCAACTGATCACCCGCGCGCCGGCGATGCCTGTCGGCCCGGATGGCAAGGCCATCGACGCTGCCGAGGACGTGATGGAGGTGGTTGACCCGGTGTCGGGCATCGTGTTCCAGATCGCCATGTACCGCCTGTACCGCGCGATCAAGTTCGAGATCGGCCTGGCATGGGGCACCAAGGCGCTGGCGCCGCGTCACATGGCGATGCTGCTCGGCTAAGCCAGCATCATGAGGGGAGGGCTGCGGCCCTCTCTTTTTCAACCAACGAAAGAACAACATGCTACCAACCATCCGCATCACCTCGCCGGTCACGGAAGAAAACCCGCTCGGCTTCGTCATCATCAACGAGTCCGACTTCGACGCCGACCAGCACGAGATGTTCGATGCGCCACCCAAGCCGCTCGGTATCGCAGCCTTGCGTGAAGCTCTGACCGCCGCCGGCGTCGCGTTCGACCCCGATACCAAGAAGGCCGACCTGCAGGCGCTGCTCGACCAGCACCTGGCGCAGTAACCCCACCTGGAGAGCCGCATGATCGACGCAGCTCGACTCGTCGCAGCGCACGAGCAAGCATTGCGGCGCGCCGAGGTGGAGGCCGCAGCAAATGAGCCGCCGCCGCGCCAGTTCCCGCTGGCTGGCCGTGGTCAACTGCGCCCGCTGACCGATCCCGCCCGCAAAAACGCCGAGGAAAACAATGTCGCTGATCGTTGAGGATGGTGCTGCCCGCGCCGACGCCGAGAGTTATGCGTCAGTTACGCAGATTGATGCCTACCATGCGGCGCGAGGCAATGCTCAATGGGCCGCGCTTACAGTGACGGAAAAAGAACAGGCCGCCCGACGCGCTACCGACTACTTGCTGCAAATGTACCGCGCCAAGTGGAAGGGCCTGCGCGCGAATCTGAGTCAGGCACTCGACTGGCCGCGCCTCAATGTGCAACTGGAGGATGTCGGCTTCGGTCAATTCATGGCCTACGTTCCAGCTAACACCGTCCCACAGCAAGTCATCAACGCGACGGCCGAAATGGCCTTGCGCGCCGCAGCTGGCGAGCTCGCGCCCGACCTGCAGCGCACGGTGGCCGAAGAATCCATCGGGCCAATCAAGACGGTGTACGCAGCCGGGGCGCCGGAATATGTGCGCTATCGCAGTATTGACTTGCTGCTTAAGCCACTGCTGGCCGCTGGCGGGATGGGGATGCGGATGGTGCGCGCATGACGACCATTGCATGGGATGGTCGGACGCTGGCTGCTGACAGGCGGACCAGTTTCGGCAGCCGACACATGACCACTCGTAAGACGCATCGTATCAATGGCGCCCTGGTTGCGGGGGCTGGCGAAACAGCCGCCATTATCGAGATGGTGGAGTGGTTCCGGGCCGGTGCCAAGCCTGAGGATTTGCCGAGCAATCAGCGCACCGATAACTGCGTCGCGCTGCTCGTCATTACCCAGAAGGGTGAGATCTGGGAGTATGCAAACGGCCCTTATCCGATGGTCGTGAGGGAGAAGCAGTGGGCGATTGGCTCTGGCGCCGAGTTTGCCCGAACTGCTATGTACCTTGGGAAGTCGGATCGTGAGGCTGTCTTGATCGCGTGTAAATTCGACACGTGCAGCGGAAACGGAGTCGATATCCTGGAGCTCGAATGAACTATGCCCAAAAAGCCCGCGACGCCGATGCGCAGTTCCGATCCAAGGGACAGCTCATCACGATCACGCGCACGATCAAGGGGGCATACGTCGCCGGCCGCGTTACGAGCACGACCAGCACCGAAGGCGCCTGGGGCATCGAGACTGACCTGACTTCACGTGACTATGGCGTGACGGTTGCTCCCGGCACGCTGATCCAGGCCGGCGACCGCAAGCTGATGATGTCCGTCTTCGCCGATGATGGCTCGCCATTGGTGCAGCCATCCGTGGGCGATGTCGTCACGCTCGGGGTGCAGACTTACACCGTGAAGTTCACCGACCGCACCTCGCCAGCCGGAATCCCGATCATGTACCAGCTCGTGGTGCGCATCTGATGGCGACCTTCTCCGCGCAAATCAACGCCTGGATCGAAAAGACGAAGGGTGATGCCGACAAGATCGTGCGCTACGCCCTGATGACGCTTGATGGTCGGCTCGTGTTCCGGTCGCCCGTAGGCGATGCGAAGTTTTGGCAGCGCCCGGCGCCGAAGGGCTACGTTGGCGGGCAATTCAGAGGCGCATGGCAGGTATCGCAATGGACTCCGCAAGAAAGCGGATCGGGACTTGACCGCACAGCCAGCAGTAGCGGCGCAAAGATCGACCCGGATGGCAAGGCAACGATCGCGGCGCATGCTGGCGTGATTGGTGCAGCAAAGGCGGGCAGTGTGTACTACCTGTACAACCCCATGCCCTACGCCAAACGCATCGAGGAGGGCTGGTCCCGCCAAGCGCCGGTTGGCCTCGTCGCCCTGACGGTAGTCGAATGGAACAACATCGTTGAGAACGCAGTCAATGGCGTCAAGGCTGGCGGCGGCGATATGAGTGCAGGATTCGAGGCATACCCACTATGAGCCAACAGGCTATTCAAAACGCGCTCGAGAACGCACTGGCCGCGATCGTACCTGCGCTCGACACGGTGCACGGAAACGAGGGGTATTCACCAATCGCTGGCCGGCCATATCAGGAGGTATACATACTTTTTTCCGGACCCAACAACCAAACGCTCGGGGACGGTTTTTACCAGGAACTCGGATTTCTTCAGGTGAACCTTCAATATCCGACAGGCGAGGGTTCTGCCGATTCTAGCGAGCGCGCAGAGATGATTCGAGGAGTATTCCGAAGGGGGGCTTCATTCGCAAGCAACGGGATAACGGTCCAGATAGATAAGACGCCACAGGTATCCGCGGGCGTAGTTGATGGAGATAGATGGAAGACCGTTCTCAGAGTGCCTTTCCATGCGGACGTCTTCCCGTGACTGATAGGTAACACCACTGATCTGGGTGTAAAATAGACGAGCCCGCTAAGTGCTGATACACGAAGCGGGCTCTAACCTCACACCAATCTTTCTCGGAGATCAGGGCAATGGCTAAGGCGATTGTAAGTGGCATCTATCAAATCCGCAATACGATCAGCGGCAAGGTCTACGTCGGTCAGTCATCAAAC